CAGTTATATGCTAACCCTAAAACAAGGCAGCGAAATTATATACAGAGACAAGATATATTGTACTGATCAGGCAATAACCAACTACACTATCAACGAAGGCCAGTACGTATCGCATACGTCTAATAACGAATTTATCGTAATATGAGCAGCAACATACAATTTGTAAATTTAAGTCAATACGAACCGCCTATAATCACGGAAAGCAAGCGCGAAAATTGGGTAGAGTTTGGAGGCGAAAACAACTTCTTCCAATTCCTTATAGATCGCTATAATAATAGCACAACCAACGCAGCAATTATTAATAACGTAGCCCGCCTAATCTACGGGCGCGGTTTAGGAGTATTAAATGCAGATAGAAAACCGAATGAATACGCGCAAGTCAAAACCCTCTTTCACGACGATTGCATCCGTAAAATCGTTATGGACCGCAAGTTATTGGGACAATTCTCAATCCAAGTACACTATAACGCAAGCAAAAGTAAAATAATCAAGGCTTACCATATGCCGGTAAACCTTCTTAGAGCTGAGAAATGCAATAAAGAAGGCGACATTGAAGGATATTATTACTCGGATAATTGGGAAGATGTAAAGAAATACAAACCGGAGCGCTACCCTGCGTTTGGTTTTGGAGGAAAAAACGAATTAGTCGAAATCCTATATTCAAAGCCTTACAACGTAGGTATGAAGTATTACGCCTATCCAGACTATCAAGGCGCGTTACCCTATTGTCTGCTTGAAGAAGAAATAGCGCAGTATCTAATTAATGATGTTCAGAACGGCTTTTCGCCTACGATGATCGTAAACTTTAACAATGGTACTCCAACTGAGGAGCAAATGAATATCATTGACTCCAAAGTTAAAAGCGAACTATCAGGAACAAAAGGTAAAAAAATAGTAACGTCATACAACGACAACCCGGAGCAAAGAACTACGGTTGATGCTATACCTTTGAATGATGCTCCGAAGCATTACGAATACCTAGCAGAAGAATGTATGCGCAAGATTATGTTAGGCCATAACGTTACGTCTCCTTTGTTGTTTGGCGTGGCTTCTACAAACGGATTCTCGAGTAATGCAGATGAGCTTAAAAACTCGGCTATCTTGTACGACAATATGGTGATTAGACCAATGCAAGACGAATTGATTTCCGCTTTTGATCAGATCCTACATTTTAACGGAATTACTGTAAAACTATTCTTTAGAACTTTACAACCTTTAGAATTTACAGACCTAGAAAACGCAATCACAGAAGAACAAGTACAGGAGGAAACCGGAACCGAGTTAAGCAGCCATAACGCAGAACTTGAGGCTATCCTTTCAGAAGTTGATGCCGCGAACCTTTCTGATGAATGGGTAGAGGTGGATTCTCGCGAGGCTACAGATGATGATCAGGAACTTGACGATATATTATATCAAAAAGACGCAGAAATGGAGCCAGAAAGCCTGCTAAGTAAGGTTTATAAATTTGTTTCAGCAGGTTCGGCAAATGCAACGGCACGTTCATCGCAGGATAAAGAAGTTAGCCGCGTGGATTCTTTAAAGTTCTTTAAGGTTCGATATAGATATACAGGTAACTCGGCGCCTGATCGCGCATTCTGTAAGGCTATGATGGCAAAACAAGACCGTTTGTTTCGCAAAGAAGATATAGACGCAATGAGCCAGCGCGCGGTCAATCCCGGCTTTGGTGAGCGCGGAGCAAATACATACGACATATTCCGCTTCAAGGGCGGCGCACGATGCCACCATAAATGGGAGCGCGTAACTTTTATGCGTAATGTAAAAGGAAAAAATAGAAAGTTTGAGCAAGTAGGTACCCGAGCTGCTGAGATTAAAGGCTACAAAGTTACCAATCCTTACGAGGTTTCTGTTTACCCAAATAACCTACCATTGAAAGGCTTTTCGCCTAATAACCCTAACTTACCTAAAGACGTAAAATAATGGCGCAGGCACTATTAATTACAGATACTGATCTCAAAAAGTTTACTGCTACCAACGGAAATGTTGATGTGGACAAATTCGTGCAGTTTATCAAAATCGCGCAAGACATTCATATTCAAAACTACTTAGGTACTAAGCTACTGGAAAAGATTGAAGCGGATATAATTGCCGGAACGCTAGCAGGTAACTATCTAACTTTGGTAAACACCTACGTAAAGCCGATGCTGATCCATTGGGCAATGGTCGAATACTTACCTTTTGCGGCCTATACAATCGCAAACAAAGGCGTTTATAAGCATTCGTCTGAGAATAGCGTAAACGTAGAAAAAAACGAAGTTGATTACTTGACAGAAAAAGAGCGTTCTATTGCGCAGCATTATACCGAGCGCTTTATCAATTATATGTGTTTCAATAATAACCTATTTCCGGAGTATAATAATAACTCAAACGATGATATGTACCCGGACAGAATGAACAATTACACTGGTTGGTATATATGAAAAAACGAACTAAAGTAGGAAGCTACAAACCTCGAAAGGAAAACGTAGAAAAGCTGATCACATACTTAAAGAAACAAGAAAATGGCAAATAGCAACGGATGGGGAGACGGCGCAAGTAACAACGCAATAGGTTGGGGACAAGGCGCAGTAAACAACTCAATATCTTGGGGAGAATCTCACGATGTATCTTGGGCAGGACTTACGGATATTGTAGGATTTGCCTACGAAGATGAATACCAAGCAATTTTAGATAAAGCAATTGAATTTGGTTATTCTTTACCAAGCGCATCGGTGCAAGTCAAGCAAAACACATTGCTAACTTCTATGAAAGCTGATGGTGTGTGGGCGAAGCTGGATGTGTTCTATGTGTTCGCTCAAGATGGTAGTGCAGAGTTCGCTACTCTTAATTGGAAAAATCCTAACGCTAATCAAGCAAATATTACTTCAGCACCAACTTTTGTAGTTAATGGGGGATTCCAAGGTAATGGAACAAGCAGCTACATTGATACTAACTTCAACCCAGCAACGCAAGGGGTTAATTACACATTAAACAATGCTTCACGCTACTTCTTTACTCACGCAATTAGTGGTTCGGGTAGGTTTGATGGTGTTACAACGGGAATAGGTATCAATTCAATTATTCGAAACAATGTCACTTCTCAGAGAATAAATGCGGGAAGTAGTAACCCTTTGTCTGTTCTTTTTGATTATACTACCGCTGTGAACACAAAATCCATTCACAGAACAAGCTCAACAAGCGTCACTCTATACAATAGCACGACAGGCACAACTACAACGCAGACTTCAACAACAGTTCAAAGCGCAAATCAATTTGTATTGCGTTCTGGAACATCTTACGGAGCACATACTTGCGCAGCTTATGCGATGGGAGCATCAATGATTGCTGAGCACACCAACTTTATTAATTCTTGGAACACTTATAAATCTTCACTATGATAGTTCTACACCCAAACGAAGAACAATACAACGCATTGAACGGATACACCAATGGTGTGTATAAACTGATTTTTGCAATTGATGGAAGCGGTAGGTACATCGTAGGTCTCGAGGTATTGAATGACGCAAACTTTAGTGAGATTCGTGAGCAGCTATTAGAACTTGAACAAATCACCTACACACCGATTGAGGAATGACTGAATTTGTAACCATCATAAAAAAATATGGTGTGACTGGTGTGCTTGCTCTTTGGTTGTGGCATACGGATAACCGATTGAACAAAGTTGAGACTGCGCTTTACGACTGTTATAAGGAGCAGAGCTTTCGACAAGCTACCAAAACACGAATAGACCTACCTGAGCAAATGTTTGCAATCTTACCAAATGATAAAAGAACTAATAGAAGATACTCTAAAGCCTAACGGCAAATGGTCAATTAAACGACTTTCGGCTTTTACGTCTTTTTGGATGGCGGTAATTTACGCGATCATTCCGTTGTTTAAGCCTTTCAAAGTACACGAGTTTGTTTTTGTCGGTTTGCTTACTTACTCGGCTACTGCGATTGGTTTAACCGTATGGAATAAAACTATTAAGGAATGAAAAGGATTTTAATTTTGTCGCTAATATATACTATACTTTCGACAGGTTGCTCGGTTAATTACCACCTGAATAAAGCGATCAAAAAAGGATATAAGCCTGCGGTATATGATACGATACGAATTAATACGATAGATTCCTTTCCTGTTATTGTTCGTGATTCGATAGTCTGGGAGAAGTACGTAACTCAAAAAGATACTTTGGTGCAAATCAGAACCGAATATGTACCAAAATCGCGATATATTGAAAGGTTCGATTTAAAGCGTTTTAACGATAGTTTAAAGCATATCCGAACTATCTATGCAGATTCACTACAAAACGCGCTTAGAACGCATAAAAACAAGCTAAAAACGGATTTAAAGAAGCGAAAGGTAGAACACGATAAAACTTTTACCGATTCTATGAAGTTTCTGGCCGTTAGTTTATTCCTGTTATTAATGATTATGATCTTTTTTAAAGTAAGTAAATACCTAAATATCCAAGAATGATAACAACAGCGCAGGCAATAGCAAAATACGGACAACCAAACGAAGCCGGAACGTATCTAACTACTATTAAACTTCCCTATCCAATGCGGATAGCTTGGGACACGAAAACAATGGTAACAAAGATGCGATGCCATAAAGACGTAGCTGATGCGTTTTTAAAGGTCTTTAAGGAGCTTTTGGCCGCTTATGGGTATAATCGCCTTGTAGAGCTAGGAATTGATTTGTACGGCGGTTGTTTTAATTACAGGAAAATGCGCGGAGGTTCGTCTTGGTCTAAACACGCTTTTGGTATTGCTATTGATCTGGATCCGGCAAGAAATACTCTAAAGGAAACAAGCAAGACTGCGCGCTTTGCTAGGCCAGAGTATGCTCCTATGATTGAGATCTTCTATAAACACGGATTTATTTCATTAGGAAAAGAGAAAGATTACGATTGGATGCACTTTGAAATCGCAAAATAAATTTGCAGGATAGAAAAAAACGACTACATTTGTAGCGCATAATTGTTTTAGTGTTAGAAAAAGGGTTGCCAGATGAACGCGGTAACCCTTTTTTGTTAGTTATAACATACATAATCGGCAAAATTCCGACTTTTTGCATAATATATAACACCTTAACGGGTATTAAAACGGACAAACTTCGCTTATTTGTACCCTATAAGGTAAGTTATTTGTAACAAAATAAGGGTAAATAATCTCCAATTTTGTAATAAAATCAGGGTAAAACCTTACTGATCAGAAAAAAAAAGTTAAAAAAATTAAAATATTTTGTTGAGAAGTATTGTTTATTGAAAAAGTTATATTATATTTGTCCTATAATTAACAACTCAAAACACAAAACAATGAAAACATTTAAAATTTCCTTTCAAGACATTAGCGGCAATGAACTCTGGATGTCAATCACAGAACAATTTACTATCGAAGATGCGCACGAATACGCTCAGATAGTTTATGCTACATCAATGGTTAACGATTTGGCTCAGTACGAAATCTCAGAATTTTAAAGCTATGCAAACATTTAGACTTACAATTTTAGATTACAAGCGCGAAACGCTTTTCTTTATGAACATCACCGCAGACGGTTATTTAGAAGCCAGCAAGAAAGCTCGAAGAACTTTAGAAACAACTAGCGATAACCGCGCGTTTACTTTTGAATTAGAACAATTAACATTTTAACTATGAAAACAATTAAGCACTACGTAATTTGGTTCAAAGGTTTGAACTCAGATGAAAGAGAAATTTTAGGCGGAGCTGCCGTAATGGTTTTAGGATTGAGTTTCCTGATCTGGCTACAAAGTACAAATAGCTATCCTGTACTAGATGCTAAAACACGAAACCATCAAACGTACCAAAAGCAAAGCTATGAGCTTAAACCGTCTTTTGATAAATACGTTAATCACGTTTATAACGACAAATTCGGATCAGATGAGCAACGTTAATTTAGATTTAGTTATTCAGTTCATTAAAGACAAAGAGCTGGATAAAAAAAGCCGGAAGCGAGAAAAGGCCTACGTTAGGCAATACTTAGTTTATAAGTTAAGAAATACAAACTTATACGCTTGGTCTGAATTAGGTAAATTATTTAACAGGGATCACGCTACAATGATTTATGCTTATAGGCAACACGAGGCATTGAAAAGCGATAGGTTTTATCTCAGAACTATTCAGGAGGCTGCAAATATGTTTGACGATGCTACGCTGCAGTACGTTCCGGAGCCAAGAGATATTTTTGTAGATATTCAGAAAGCAAATAACTTAGACGGACTGCGAAGAATTAAGCGATGGATCAAAGAAGGATTGTACGAACAACAAATCGAAAAGCTATGACACCGAAAGAAAAAGCAATACAATTAGTAGAGCAATTTGCATCCGTATTAATGCACGATGAGTTCTATGAGGATTCCATTAAATGCGCATTGATTGCAGTTAATGAGATATTAGAGCCGCTTAATTACCATCAGTGGCAGAATCGCGACTCTATTGATTACTACACTGAAGTTAAACACGAATTAGAAAAGCTATGACACCAAAAGAAAAAGCAATAGAGCTAGTAGATAAGTTTATGGAGCATACCGTTGAGTGGGATCAGGTAACCGAATATGCTTTTGATAGCGAACACCACGCTAAACAATGCGCCTTAATCGCAGTTGATGAGATAATAAATTCTAACCCGCATAGTAACCCGCTAAACACTCACGGATTTTCTACTATGGCATATTGGCAAGAAGTAAAACACGAAATCAAAAAGCTATGACAAA